TTACTCCGGGATTTTAAGTTTCTGCCCGGCGTAGATGATTGTATCCTTGATGCCGTTCAGTTCGGCAATCTTAGGCCAGTCGTTGCCATTTCCCAGCAGCTTCTTTGCAATCTTCCAAAGGCTATCACCATCCTGCACAACGTAAGTTGTGTAGGTGGGCTTTTCCTCCGGGGACGTGGCAACCACCGTACCGCCGCTTTCCGTGGTGATATATGCGTCACTGAAACCAGCGGCCTTGACACGGGCAAGTTGAGCGTCCGCATTGGCCTTGACACTGTAAGCCCCGGTCTGTACCTTGTATAGGTTTCCGATTTTCTTAATCAGTGCGTCAAAGCCCTTGCTCTGGACGGCTGCAAGCTGTCTGTCAGCGTTTTCCCTACGGGAGTATGCACCAACCTGTACCCTGTACAAAGTCCCCGCAGGAGCGGGCGTAGGAGCGCTCTGGGCGTACTTGTCGTAGTAGGTCTTGCCATACCCCGCCCGCTTCTGCTGGACACTCTCACCCTGGTCTGCGGGGCGCTCATACTGCATGAGGACGGCGTTGGACGCTTCCAGGATAGAGGTTGCCCCGTTGAGGGTGGTCATCATGGACTTATAGCCCTGCATTTCCTTCCACATGAAGTCAAGCTGCATACCCAGGTCACCAATGGACTTGCCCGCAGAACGGGCGTACTCCAAAAGCGCCTGCTTGCGGCTCCAATACGTCCACTGCGCCAGCCCATACCCGGCGCTGTCCTTCACAAAATTCCCATAGGAACCGTTGTCCACAGCGGCGGTATAGCTGTCATCGGTATAGCCCAGCTTCTTTTCATAGGCATTTTGCAGGTTGGTGGGCTTAAACCCAGACTCCGCATAAAGGTTGCCCATAATGCCAGCAATGGCAAAATGGTTCAGCCCCTTACCCTTGAAGAAGTTCCAGATAGTGGAAGCACTGTCCGTTACAGGAACAGAGGGTTCCGGGGTGACCACCGTAGTACCGCCCAGCCGTGCCGTTACCTTTTCAGCAAGGTCACCCAAACGGGCATAAAGCCAATCACCAGGGCAGGACTTGTTGGCAAACCACCGATGAACCGACAAGACCATTTCATTCGCAGCAGGCTTGTAGTTCAGGGTCTTGTTCTTATCCCCAAGCCAAAGCAGTTTCTTCTTGCCGTTTCTCTGGCAAATATCCACGCACAGATTGATAAGGGACGTGTACACCTTATCGTTCATAGCGTAAGGCGCTGTCTTGTCACTGGCACACTCAATGGTGATTGCCCGCTGGTCATTCTCTCTGCTGGAAGAACACCAAGAACGGTTCTTTTCCTCCACGCAGAGGGAAACCCTACCATCAAAGCCGATACCATAGTTGCAACTGGCCTGCCGGGAAGGGTTGATGAAACATCCGCAAATACTTTCTGCGGAAAGCTGACCCACTACGCAATGAGGCGTAATGCGGTCAACGGTATGTGTTCTTTCCCCAGAGTGGTTCGGACTCAACCTCTTATACACCACAAGGGGACTGTTTGTGTACCCCATAGCTTAGTCCTCCTTCGGAGTGGTGTAGGTCATGGCCTGCTTAGAGTCGGCAATACCCGCAGTAGTGGGGTCGGTCACGATGCCCAGAATGGTCAGTACCGCAAACAGGGCGTTGACCACTGCCAGCAGCTTGTCCCCCAGTTCACCCAGGTTCAGGGTAAAGCCAAACACGGCGGCTACCACCTGCACCAGCAGAAGAACGGCGGGAATGAGAGAAATCCAGAAGTTCTTGTTCTTGATACGTACAGTCCAGTTGATGTTAGACATAATTTTTTCCTCCTTAAAATGAAAGAGGGGCTACAAGCGCCGCAGCGCCCATAGCCCCATTGGACTTACCGGGAACCGTTGCCCCGGCAATGTTTGATTTTTACTGGGAAGTTTCACGCTTTTCCTGCTTCCCTTCAAAGCCATCCAGCCTATGGTGGGCAGATTTTGTAGACTGCTCCACAATGATAAGCCTATCCCTCAAGTCCTGAATATCGTTTCTCATGTTACGCATATCAGACTTAATCTCATTTACGCCATTATTGATATTCTCCAACTTCACAATGAGGGTGGTCATTTCAGACGCTTCCTTCTTGTCATCGGTTGCCTGGTTCCTACGGATGCCCGTAATGCCCACTACCACGGCAACACACAAAGACAGGAAAGAAATGAGAATAGGGATTTCCTGCATTGTGTACATTCTCCTTTATATGAAGTGAAGATGATAGGTGGGAAGCGGGACTTCACCCCGCTCTCACCCGTGTAGCCTTACTCCGTGATAAGGCTTTCCAGTTCCAGGTCAATGAGCATTTCCTTCACCTGGGGCTTAAGCAGGGCGGGAACGCTATCATAGGTTCTCTTGCCCTTGACAATCAGTGCCACATAGATAACAGCCATCTTCTTCACCTCCTTCCGTCCGATGATAAACAGATAGCTTCCGAATATGCGGAGTAACATTACTGTTCCTCCAACAGCTTCTTGACTTCATCCAGAAGCGCAGACGGAACGTCCTTGATGGTTTTCAGCCCCTTACGAATGAGGGCTACATAAATCTTTGCCATATCAGTTACCTCCCAACATCATTTCATAGACTTCCGCAAGCGCCACCTGTACGTCCGTAATGCTGTCCGCATTGGATGCAAGCATGGCATTGATACGTTCCATGGCTTTTTCCTGGGGAGTCTTTTCACCCAGGATAATCCAGGAGCGCCCACCATCCACACGGTTGCTAAGCAGCACCATGTCCTCAAAGGTTTCCGTGGTTTCACCATCGGAGATTGTGACGGTAGAGAGGTTGTCCGTAAACACGGAGTCCTCAATGACCCCTTCGGCAATGTAATTGTTGCCGTTCAGTTCCAGATTTTCCAGCTTTCTACCGTCAGCCAGGGTGATTGTGTACATTGTGATAAACCTCCTTCTTTAATTGTGCATAGAGAGTGTTCATGTTCTCCCTCTGCTGCTTGCTCATTATCTTGTAGTGATTGCACATCCAAGCATTGAACCAGTCATTGAACTCCTTTTCGGATAACTTATAGACCAGTTTCTTCATCTTCCTCCGCATGGCGGTCAGCCGTTTGGGGTTTATCTTTTGAATAACCCGCCCGGTATCTGTCAGGGAGTATTGAACTTGCAGGAAGCGCCACATACTGGACAACTTGCATATTCTGGTTTTACGGGTGTTCACCGTAATACCCAGTTCGTTTGCAATGGCGATTATCCCTTGAAGCAAGTCCTCAAGAAATTCCTTGCTTTCGTGAATTGCATAGCTGTCATCCATATACCTCCCATAGAACTTCACACCCCGTACTATCTTGACATAGTTATCAATCGGTATCGGGTAGATAATCCCGGCAACCTGCGCCACCTGGTCACCTATGTTCAGGTGCTTATACATATACCGCTCACCTGTTCGCAAGGTTTTATCCACCTTTTCATACTCCAAGGAGTTGAACAGGGTATCCATGCACACCGCATATTCTTCATCCGTCATGTAGGACACATCAACCTTTGAACGGTCAATCACCTTGCGAAGAAAGTTCAATGCGTTTGGGTCATGGATATACTTCTCAAACTGTTCCATCAGGCGGTCATGCTGTATGTTGTCGTAATACTTTGAGAAGTCGATAAGCAGTATGTAGCCATCGTTGGACTTGTGCTGACTGTAATACTTCCTCAAATGAGTCAGTAGCCGCTTCCGTGCAAAGTCAATACCTTTGCCAACCTGGCTTGCGCTATTGTCGTAGATAAGGTACTTCTGGACAGCAGGGGTCAGGATTTCATCACATAGGGCGTGTTTGGAAACCCTATCCCGTATCTGTTCGCCTGTAATTCGTCTTTCTTTCCCTCTTTCATGGATAGTAAACTCCGTGTTCGGTAGGAATTTGTAATCTCCACTGGCAAGTTCCGTTTGCGAGTCAGCCAATTCAAACAGGAAATTCATTTCAAACTGCTGTACCTTTGGTTTCCAGTCACTACCCTGTTTGGCTCTTATGAAACTCTCATAGAGTACATTTCCATCAAATATTTCACGCTGATAACCTCTTTCACCATTACTGGTACTCTCGTAAGAGTGGGTGTCGTGTTTCGTATTTACCATGTCGGAAGGACAACCTCTCCTTTCTCTGTCCGCAGAACGCTCAAATGGCTATTCAACTGCGGAATTGAAATCGGGACGCACACCGTTAGCGTTGGAAGCGTTGTTGTAGTTCGCATTGCCGTTGTTGTTGACATTGGCAAAATTGGCAGCGGATGTAGAGATTGCCCCTTTGAATTTATTGTCTGCTTTCCTCCAACCCTTAATGAGATTGATTTCTGTCTTGATTGCTTCACCAAACCGCAGGTAGGTATTTACATCAACAGGCAGCGTTTCAATGGCATACTGCAATTCCTGTGCCAGACGGTAACACTGGCCTATGGCTTCGTCCTGGTGCAACCTTCTTTGAATGAGTTCTTCCATGCAGGTAGGATAGATACTGTTCGCAATGAAAACCTCTTTCGTAATTTCCCGCAGACAGTCCACGATAACCTGTCTTTCATCATAGATGAACCAATCATCAAAGGCTTCCAGTTTATTCTTGAGTTGGTCATACCGCTCCTGTTCCTTTTCGGTCAGTTCGGTATAACCCCTCCCGCCAAAGCGCTTCCGTAGGCGTTGCTCTGCCTTTTCAAAGCTATATCCAAAGTCCCGCAGCAGAAGGTCAGTAATGTCACGCCTTACCTGATACAGATGATGAAACACTTCAAACTGGGACGCTTTACGTTTGCTTTTCAATACAGACATTTCAATCTCCCTTACCCCACCCCATGAAGGGGTGGGGATTTACGATTTAGGATTTAATAGAGAAAGCGGGACGCACACCGTAAGCGTAGGAAGCGAAGCTGCAGCCCGCATTGCCGCCGGTGCGGACATAGGCAAAAAAGGCAGCGGATACCACGTCACGCAACCAGAACCACGCACGGTTGGAAATCATGTCAGGACGGAAGGTGAACAGCGGGAACTGGCTCTTGTCTACGGTGTACAGTGCGGGAACACTGGAACCGTCGTTGCCAGCACCAAACACCTTGCCGCCGTAACAGTTCTGTTCGGTCATCAGTTCCACGGTGCTGTCATACCAGGAACCGCCAGACGGCCTACCATTGGTCACGGCATTGCACAAATACTGACGATGGTTCAGGATATGGGCAGTACCAAAGGCAGACGTGATAGTGGTCTTTGCCTGGTTCAGACCTTCCGTGTACATCTTGCTCCCCGCATAACCGCCCGTGGTAATGTTGGTGTCGTTCATGCAGTGGGTGTACATATTGGTGTCAGGAACCAATACGATATGGTGTTCGTTGCAACTGGTATCGCCCGTGTGGTAGTAGTAATCGAAAGCCGCAATGCGGTAGGTCACACCACCAATAACCCAGTAGTCACCGATGTACATATCATCGAACGTGCCAGCCTTGATAGCCGCCCACTGCGCCGCCGTCACCGCAGTACCAAGGTTCTTACCCCGGTAAATGGAATTGTGTGCGCCAGCGCCGCTTGCGGTCACCATGTCCAGAATGGTCTTGTGGGTGGTAATCAGGTCTTTCAAGTCCTTCTTGAGCAAACCAGCCGATACCTTCTTGATACCGTTGCCGTCATGGATGAACAGCATAGCGGAGTCGGATACCTGTGTCAGCGCCGTCAGGTCTGCCATTCGCTTTGCATTTTCAATAGGGATAGTTGCCATTTTCTTATACCTCCTTGTATTTCCAATCAGCCAGAAGGGCGTTACCCTGGTCATCCGTCAGGAAGGTCAGCGTATCGTCATCCGTAGCAATCGGGGCAATGAAATCATTGGTCAGGCACATAGACTCTATCAGCCGTACCCGTTCCGTAGCGCTCTCAATCTGGTTCAGCAGATTGCCCGCAACATCCCCGGAAAGCTGACCCCGCACCAGGTCAAACCAGATGTTGAAACTCTTTTCCTGGGCTTCCTCAAAGTCCGTAACTTCCTGCCGATAGTTGGTCTTGATGGTTTCCAGGGTCTTGTCCCCTTCGGCTTTCAGCCCATTCACGTAAGAGGTAAAGTCATTGTTGGTGTTGGTAGCCTTTTCCTCAAACATTTCCTTTTGCAAAGCAAAGTAGTTCTGGAAAGCCGTATATAGGTCAGTCCCGTTCTCCACCATAGACATAATGGTGTTCAGTGCTTCATTCATGCGGTTTGCGTCCTTCGCACCGAAAAAGGACTTCTCCCGGTTGCTATACTGGGTCACATCCTGAAAGGATACCGTGCCGTCACTATTGGTGATTTCCATATAGCGTTTCAGGCCAGACCAGATAGCGTCCGTGTAATCAGTGGGAAGCAGTTGCCATGCCATTTACAATTCCCCTCCCTTCGTACCAAAGTTCCATGTGAACATCCTCCTTCCGTTCGTTTCGTTATTCAGCTTGTCATACAGGTCAAGGATTGCACCCTCCAAACGGTTGAGTTCGGCAAAGTCCATCGTATTGCCGTTCTCTATATAGACGGGGCTTGCCCCGTAGGACAGCTTCAAAGTATTAGCGTTGATAGTATTCAGGTTTGCTTCCATCTGATTGATTTCATCAGCATAGAAGTAATCTCTGGGGGTACGGTCAACGCCAAGGGAGGGAATGGTGAACTCCTGGTACAGCTTGATAGCCATATCTCGTAGGTATTGCAGGTTGTTCTTGATACGGTTGAAGTCAACCGCATTGAACCTATCACCCTCATACACCCCGTTTGCGTCTACCCCTCCGTGCCAATCGGTTTTAGGCGTTTGCCACATCTTTATCCCTCCACTCTCCGGGCAGTAATCTTTCCAGAAAAGGACTGGTTGAAGTTGAGCGTAGCCCGGTATATCGTCACCTTCATGTTGTCCCTAAACTCGTTCTCCTGATACACAATGTCGTTCACATCAATCTCTGGATTGCCACGGGTAGTGTACTCATACTCAATGCCTGCGGAGTAGTAGTCCGCAATCCATTCAGCCAAGTCCTGCGCCATCGTCATATCAGAGATAAGCGGGTTTTCCCACTTGACGGTCTTGCCACGCTCCCGCAGCTTGACCGTTGCGTAACGCTCCACCACCTTGTACCTGTGACCCCATACCTCAAACTGGAAAGCACCAGCAACAGCGAATTGCACAGTTACGTAGTAGTTGCCAGAAGCAATGATGGTCACATTACTTGCGGACTCATTCAGGGTTGCCCGGTATCCGTAGGAAGCAGCGCCCATGTAAAAGGTTATCCGCTCACCCGCCGCAACGGTCACTTCCTCACTGACAAGGCTTTCTTCCGGGTTTCCAGTCTGATAACTGTAACAGGGAACCACAATTTCCTTGACCACTTCCTGCTTAATAGCTTTCGGGGAAGAAGTCATGTCCCGCTTTGTCATGGTGAAGTTCGTCACATCACCAAAAGCAAAATGGTTCAGGACAATACGGTTGTACGGTTCAGCCGTCCCGGTAAATTCAATCTTCATGGTGTCAAAATCATCAAAGTTGTGGAGAACCACCATATCCTTTGTGATAGCTTCCGTAACCGTGTATTCCTCCACCAGGTTCCCCGTGTTGTAGGTTCTCACCACAATCCCGGAAGGAAGGGCATGACCGAATACCAGCTTGATACCGTAGTACATACAGATAGCTTCCTGCGTAACCGTCAGCACGGGGTTCACAGAAAACCTACCATTTGCATCGGATTGAGCGCTGGAAACAAACCCTGTATTAAATTTCCTCCCATCCACGTTTCGGGGAAGGAAGTGCATACCACCGTCCACCACCGTATAACCCGTAGCCAGACTTGCGTATTCGTCCTTCTTGTCCTTATTCATTACATTGGCTACCGTGGAATACGGCGCTTCCCCGTTAGAACTCACCGTAGCCAGCGGATTGAAGTTGGACTTAATCTGGATAAGTCCCGTCCGGGACTGGGAAAGTACACAGCGACAAGCGTTGGCTATAATTTGCAAGGCTTCCTTGCACTTTACACGGGGCATGGGATTTTTTGTGTACAAATGTTTCAGGCGGGGGTCGATGTAATACTCCGTCTGGCCTGTTTCCCGCAGGATTTCCACCGCAAGGTCAAAATAGCTTTTGCCAGCAGGGGTGTACATTCCCCTGTAATACTCTGTGTCCATGCTTCGGAACACGTCTTGACAGCGAATGGTAGCGGTATAATCGTCACTTTCCCACTCCGAACATAGAAGGTGGTTACCCCGTATCCATTCGATTTCACCGCTCTCTGGCAACTGATACCCGTAGTAAATATCCATTTCCTGTCCCGTTTCAAGGAAGTTGATAGCGGAACGGGGATTATCTACATTAAAGTATTTGTCGTAGTTTTTCAGGGTCACGGTAAAATCAATCTGGGGAATATCAGCACCAATCGGGGATACATAGCTTTCCAGACTGGATGCCATCACAGAGTCATTGTAGTAAACCAGGCCGTAGCCAAAGCGAATAGAGTAAATCCGCAGTCTGCTTCTGGGGTTCTTCATACGGTAGAAAACCAACGTCAGTTTGGACGTGTTTTCAAAGACTTCCTCCGTAGTAAACTCTGCCTGGTCATTATCTCTGAACTCAACCTTTTGCCCCTGGTCACTCACAATATCAAAGTTCACGGGGTAGTTCTCTCCAAAATTGATTGTGATACCACGGAAATCCGTAGGAAGAATGTTCAGGTTGATGGTTAAAGAAAATGTACCATCAGAAATCAGGTTATTGCTTATCAAGCCCGTATCATAATACCCACCCACGGATATACCCCTGGGTAAGAAGAACATAGACCCATCAACCTTCGTGAAGTTTTCCTCCAACGTGGCGTAGATGGTATCATCTGTTTTCTTACCAAAGAGGTTTGCCGTATTAGAATACCGGGCAAAATTGCCCTTTTCAATGCGGGCTTTTGCCTGCGCTTCCTGATTGACCAGACCGAAAGACAGCATAATGTACGCTCTCTCCCGCAGAGTGGATTTCATGCTTGCTTTATATTCTTCCGATACCTTTTGCATTTTCTCACTCTCCCGTATCAATCAGATTGACCTTGCAGTTGCGATAATGGGTAGGCTTTCCGTTTTCGTCCACATAGTAAGGTTCAGCCGTTCGGTCACCGGGGTACATCCTTACCGTGATAAACTCATTCGTCACCGGGTCTGGGAACGTCACATACACGAAAAAGTGTTTCAGGATACTTAATATCCTGCTCCACTCCGCAGCCGTCAGCCAAGGCCATTCCAGATTGTTGATTTTATACTGGTCACGGCCTATGCGCTGTCCAACCACTGTACCATTTGCGTCACGCCCAGCGTCCACAAGCGTTGTCACAACAGGCTCCAAGCCACGTTTCGGGGACGGCAATTCGTACCCGTTGATTGCCAGATATGCCATTGTCCATCCCTCCTTACTTAGCAAACCTGTAACCGTTTGCTTCTTCCTGGGTTCTCACTGCATCGGTAATAACCCGGTTGCCAACCTGCACGGTGGTCTGTTCCTTCTTGTTTGCCTGCCTGTTCATGTCAGTAGCCATCTGGGATACCGTCCCCTGTACATACTCAACATAGAAATCAGCAAGCGCCCGTCTGAACTCTCCATACTCCATGCCGCCCTTATTTTCGTCAGGCAGTCCACTTCGCACCTTTTCAGCCAAGGTATCCATCCACTCTGTATGAGTTTCCAGCGGAAGCACCGCTTCCTTACCAGCTTCGCCCCCGCCAAGAAGGGTGTTACCCAGCATACCGAAAATTTGTGCGCCGTCCAGAATACCGCCTTTAGCGTTCCAGCTTAAACCGAAACCAGAAGGATAATCAAACTTCTTACCGAAAACGGTTACACTGCTCCACTTGACGGTAACCTTCGGAACCTTGATGGTCAGTTTGGTAACCAGGTTTCCTACTGCGTTGCTCCACCAACTCTTGACATTGCTCCACCAGGTAGACGCTTCGTTCTTAATAGCCACACCAACGGAGAGATTGCCAACCTTACCAGACCACCACGTTTTCACGTTAGACCACCAGGTGGACGCTTCGTTCTTTACACTGGTAGTGAACTGTTTCACAGCCCCTACCTTACCGCTCCACCAGGTCTTGACATTGCTCCACCAAGTCAAACTGTCATTCTTCACACTGGTAGTGAACTGCTGAACTGCGCCAACTCTCCCACTCCACCAGGTCTTGACATTGCTCCACCAGGTGCTTGCCTGGTTTGCAACGGAAGTCGTAAACTGTTTCACAGCCCCTACCTTACCGTTCCACCAAACATTCACATTGTTCCACCATGTACTTGCCTGGTTCGTTACCGTGGTTGTAAATTGCTTTACTGCTCCAACTTTTCCACTCCACCAGGTTTTCACGTTGTTCCACCAGGTAGCAGAGTCGTTCCGAACGGAAGTCGTAAACTGCTGCACAGCGCCAACCTTACCAGACCACCACGTTTTCACGTTAGACCACCAAGTGCTTGCCTGGTTGACAACGGAAGTCGTGAAAGCCCTTACAGCCCCCACCTTGCCGTTCCACCAAGTGTTGACCTTATTCCACCAGTCCGTAGCCTGGTTGACAACGGAAGTCGTAAAATTCTTCACGGCTCCCACTTTACCAGACCACCAGGTTTTGGTGTTGTTCCACCAAGTGGTAGCGTTGTTGACCACGTTTGTAGTAAAGGATTTTACAGCGCCAACCTTCCTGTCCCACCAAGTGTTGACATTCGCCCACCACGTTTCCGCAGTGTTCTTTACGCCAACAACAAACTCCGCAACGGGACTGTCCTCAAAGGCTTCCACCAACGGGTCAATGATATGGTCTTTTACCCACTTGCCAATGTTCTTGAACGGGGCAAGGATACCATTCAGCAGACCTTCAATAATGTATCCTCCGATTTCAGCCATCACCGTAGAAGGAGAGTGGATACCAAACAGGTTCTTAATCCAGGATACGAACGGGTCAACGATGTTGGTTTTAATCCATCCACCGGGGTCATTGAAGAAATCTGTGATGCCCTTCGTAAAGCCTGCCCACATATCACTTCCAGCTTGCTTCACATCAGCCCATACGTTTTCGCCCAACAGGGCAGTACAGAACGGGTCAATGATATGGTCAAAGACCCACGTACCGATATTCACAAACCCTTCGCCAATCGCAGATAGAAGGTTTCCAGCGGTTTCCTTCCAGTCCTGTCCCGCAATCTCCGTATCCCACCAGTTCTTAATATCAGCACCGATACTGCCAAAGAACCCGCTAAGGAACTGCACTGCGGAGCGAATAGCCGTACCTAAGAAGGTAAATATACTTTCTGCGATACCGCCCCAGTCGATATTGGTCACAACTTCCTTGATGTTCGCCCAAAGGTCTTTTCCCATCTGCGACCAGTCGTAGCCGTTAAGCCACTCCGTAGCTTCGTCAAATGCCCCTTTGATGCAATCGCTTACCTTCCGGGCAATCAGTCCCCAATCAAGCCCGCCAAGCGCTCCAAGAATGAAGTCAAACTTCGCAGTGAACCAGCGAACGATAATCCGTCCGATAAAGGATGTATCCACTTCTTCAAGCGCACCGTTCAGCATTTCAGCTACGTGTTCACCTAAATTGTGGAAGTCCACGGTTTTCAGGAACCAGTATGCGGTCTGAACCGCAGCGTTAATCCAGTAGCCAATCTTATGACCTACGCCATCCCAGTTGATGCCGTCTATGACCTCATTGACCTTGCCGCCAATCAAGGTTCCCAGTTCCTTCCAGTTCGCATTGTCGAAAGCCTGTTTCAGTTTATCGGCAAAATCACTGACACTGTTATCAATGGGAAGCTCCTCAAACATGGAACCGTAGTCAGCGCCCCCGCCGCCACCTCCACCGCCGCCTGTATCATCCTTTTGCATGATGATGTTCAGTTCGTCAATGCCAGTGGTTGCATCTCGGATTTCCTTTGCCGCCTTTGCAGCGGAACCGCCTGCCTTTTCCAGAGAGTCCCCATAAGAAGTAGCGTTCTTCTTTGCCGCTGTAAAGCTGGAAGCGCCAGAAAGCCGTGCGAACAGCATATTGATGAAGTTCAGCAGGGTTACAATCTTATCAATCACAAAGTCGATTGCAGGGGCAAGCGCATTGATAATAGGCGCAGCCATAGCACCCAGACTGTTCTTGAGATATTGCCCGCTGGTAGCAAGCCTGTCCATGCTCTGAGCGAATGTGCCGCCCATGATGGTGCTGTATTGATAGAGGTTGTTGATACCCTCCTTCATGGCTTGTGTCAACTGGGCGAACATAAAGCGAATGGCACGGTACATAGCAATTCGCTTCATGCTGCTAAACAATTTACCCAAGCCAGAAGTATTTTGCTTAACCTTTGCGGCAAGCGCAGAACCCAGTGTATCCTTGAGTTTACCAAGCGCTGTCCGGGCTTTTGCTCCTGCCATTTTAACCTTTGTCAAGGCATTGCCCAGTTTATGCAGTGCGCCCGTTCCAACGGAAAAACCTTTCGTGAATACTCCACCAATCCCATTCAGGATAGACTTGAGTATCCCGGTTCTCTGGGTTACCTGGGTTACGGCTTGCGCCGTTTCTTGAACACTGCTGGTAGCCTGCTCAACACCACTGGTAGCAGCTTCCGCACTGGCTTCCCCAGCAGGGGTATTCATCGTAGGCGCAACACCCGTGGAAGGAACCTTGACCTTCGGGATTTTCACATCCCCAACTTCCTGCAATTCCCGCAGCGCCTTACCTAAATCTTCCAGCTTCTCAATATCAGACCATCCAATTTCATGCAAGGACTGGGCAATCTCATTCAGCCGTTTGGGAATAGTGGGAGAAATCGTACTTTTCCCAGTACCGTTCAAACTTTCAAGCGCTTTCCCAAGGCTTTCCAGTTTATCAGAGTGAAAACCCTTCAAGGCTTCGTTCAGCTTGTTTAACTCTTTAACCTTAGAGTTCAGACCCAGACCGCCCTTCGTGGCCTGTTTCAGCTTACCAAGGCTTGCGGTCAATGCGTCTATACCCTTAGTACCTTCTTCGGACTTCGCTTCAATTTGAAACTCAAGCCCCTCAAGTTCAACTGCCATTGTCTGCTTCCCCTCCTTTCTTCGGTTTTTTGAAGCGTTCGTTGATAGCTGCCATCATAGCCCGCATAGCTTCCTTACCATTTTCAAGTCTCTGCTTCTTCTTGCGTTCCTCCGATTTCTTACTGCCAGAACTGGTAATCGGTATCGGTTCAGAACGGAAGGGGAAAGGCTTGTTCTTCTTGCTTAATGGGTTAAAAACCGGGGAAGCATCCAGCAAGGCTTCATAGATGTATGCTGCTTGTAGCCACAATTCAGAGTTGCGCCGCTCCTTCTTGATTTCTTCCGCTTCTCTGTAATACTTCGTCATGCAGTTGTCCCCATCCCAATAATCGTGGTAGGACATTCCCAGACTCATGTAGTAGCCGCATAGTTCTTCAAATTTGTCCCCGTAACGCACAATAGGGGACGGACGGCCTATGCCGCCGTCCCCACCGTTTCCAGACGGCAAGTCCGTTACCAGCTTGCCATCCAATCCACGTTTTTTGCGGAGTCCTCCGGTTCCTCCATCAGAGAAACAATCGGTTCGTTGTACATTTCAGCCAGCTTCTCAATCAGCTTTTCCTTGTCAGGCATATGGGCGTAGATTTCATCAATCACGTCCGGCTTGACAAACCGATGATGCGCCTTGAAAGCACCCGCAAAAAGGGCGGGCAGGAGAGTCATGGGCTTATCGTCAATGTTGCGGGCAACAAACCCTTCATCCTCCATCTGCTTGATAGTACGCCGGGTATATTCCAGCGTGTATTCCTTACCTTCGTAAGTAAAGATAATCTGCTTTGCCATTGCTCATTTCCTCCAATTCTTCAAATTGTATTGTGTGGGTTATTCCTCCGTAATGACGGTGGTAGGGGCAATCGTGATAGCCATACCACGAACCTCATTCACACCGCCGCCAGTCACACGAACGGAAAGCTGACCGTCAAAGGCAAACTTGCCCTCCGTACCAGTCGGGGTCACAGTACCGTCAGCGTTCTCCGTACCGCCGAACCACACCGCAAAACCATCCACCTTGTTCTTGAGGGCTTTCAGCGCCATGTACCCGGTCTTGTCGTAGTTGGTGTTGAAGTTCATAGCTTCATTGCCCTGGATACCCATGATGAAGGTCTGCATACGGTCAGACAGAGTGGTAGTTTCCAGCATTTCAGGGTCAGTACCCAGGTCAGGAAACTCTGTAATGTCAATCAGCTTTTCGTAAGTAGCCGTTTCACCGCCCTCACCGGGCTTCTTGTGCATGAGGAAAGTCATATACGTACTTGTAGCCATTGTTCGTTACCTCCTGTAAAAATATTGTCCATCAGTCATAGCCCTGTACCGGGCTACAATTCTGTAAATAGTTGCGTCCTCCAAGTTCGGAACGGGGGTAAACGCCAGACGCTTGAAGTTCATTCCAAAGAAAACTTTGTCAATAACCTTCGCAATGGTCTTGCACTCTGTTTTTTTCCCATCCGTCCTATTGGAATAGACATTGATTTCAAACATGACCTGCGCCATTTCAGCGCTCCCGGTCATCTTCTCCGAAACAGCAGAGTTGTCACTTTGCGTGATACTCACATGAGGGAAAGAGGAAGGTGCTTTCACGTACTCCCCGGCAATGTTTATACCTGGAAACTTCTCACGTAAGACTCTTGCAATCCGGGTATAAACCTCATTCTCGCAGTCAATCATACGTACACCCTCCTTGCAATTTCAGCAAACTTGTCCTCCAACTCTCTTACCGTCAGGTACATACTCATGTTGGCAGGGTTGCCGTAAGTGTGAATTTCCCCAGCGTGTTTTCCTTCCGTGATAACCTCACCATTGCTTCCGGGGTCACCACTGTACCGCCATCCCTTTTCCAACCGTCCCAGCTTGTACCCATACTGACCACGTACCATCCCGTTTTCCCCAGCTTCCGGGTGATTATCCGGGTATTTCACGCCAGTACCAAACTCAATGAAAAGCGTTGCACCGCCAATCGCCATGACCGCTACTTTGTTTGCTCCCCTGTCCTGCATAGAACAGGTAACATCGTTCGTGCCATCGTAAACGGCCTGACCAAACTTCACGGTAGCAATTTCCACACCTTCATCAGCAAGGGCTTTCAGAAATTCCTTCGTCTTATCTGTCAACCACTTTTTGTAGTTGTTCAGTTCCTTAATCGCCTGGTCAATGCTTCTCTCATTAAGTTGTACCTTAATAACCCGTTTCTTCACGATACCTTCACCTTGCTTACCGCATAGGATATGGCGTTCAGGGACTTTGCCACACGGCGAACCGTGTAATCATAAAGCGGCTTTCCATCTTTGAACTCCGGGGCTTTATCAACGAATAGCACCGTGTTTTCATCAATGGGACACGTCATATCGTCAGTAATGAGAACCTTGTCATAGGACTCCAAGTTGCCAAACATATTCACCTGAGCGTACCCCGTTGCGGGGGATACGCTACACATCATCTTCACTGGCTCTCCGTAGCCTACCGTGGTTTCGCCCGTTTCATAGCCGTCATCATCCAGTAATGGCACACGGTCAGAATACAGGCAATAGTGGACGGGAGAGAGGTTACGCTTCATCAGCTTCATACCAGCACCCCCGCCATCGGAGTAATCCTTCGCAGCAGCGTAGGAGGAATGTCACCGTCCTCATAGGAACGGGACACACCGTTCTCACTGTGCGCCGTTTCACCCTCTGCTCCACGCTTATTCAGCATATAGGCCGCAATCTCAACCTGGGTGGTATGGTAGGGGGCGGGTACATCCTCTGTCCCCGTGCCATACGGATAGGCTTTAGAGATAACCACGCCTTTAGCAAGGGTCAGATAGGTGAACAGCACATCCGTATCTGTTTCACCCGTCATGCTTTTCAGCATAGTCAGCTTTTCAGTGTCAGTCATGTTGTCCACCCTCCTTCCTTACTTACGCACCAGTAGAACCGCCGCCGATTTCAGAAGCGTTCGCCACATAGACGGAACGGCTGTAAGTCGGCTTCTCAAAGTTCTTACTGATACCAGTGAACTTGCCGTGATACCACTCCGGGCCGTGGTCAAGACCAATCTGGCCGAAAAGCTGATACTTCTCACCAGCGCCAACCTTCGCAAGCGGCTCCAGGAAGAAGTTACCCTTACCGGGAACAGGCTGATAAACCGGGGCAATCACGTCCAAGTTCAGAAGCAGCGCCGTACCAGCGGGCAGACACTCACCCAGATACAGGTAAACCACACCGATAGGCGTAATCACACTGGACAGGGCAATACCGTTGACCTCACGGGCAGCAGGCACAACGGTCAGACCATTCTGCACTGCGTCAGCGTTAATCTGGAACAGGGTGATAGCATCACACCACAGACACAGACCTTCGGTAGGAGCGTTCGCCCCGTAAATCTTCTTCACCATGTCCGCAATATCCCACAGACCCAGGGGCTTGTTGCCCATAGCGGTCACGTTGGTGGTGATAGCGGAGATAAGACCACGGGTCTTGTTGACAGTTGCATCAGAAGTGGCCTTGTTGAACACACCGTTGATGAAGGTGTACTCAATGTCACGGTTCACCTTCTGGATTTTCGCCGCAACCTGGAAGTCCAGTTCGTTCACGGGGTTGGCCTGCTGGTTCTCGATGTTGATACCGCTCAACGTACCCATGTTGGACTGCTTCGCATAGGAGATACCCACGGACTCCATGAAAATCTGGGTCACGTTGGTTTTCTGCTCACGGGTGACCACAGAAGCATCCGGGGCAGTCAGAGAAGCGGTTTCACTGATTTCAGGCTGGGAACCGTCACCGCCAGAACTGTACTCCTGACCAGTGACAAACTCGACATGGTTCGTGGTTTTCGCCCTGCTTCCGATAATGGAAGAAAGCGGGGTACGCACGTTACCCTTGTTGAACAGCATACCGCTGTAATTCAGAACACCAAAACTGGTTGCAATAGCGTCAGCCATTTTTGTTTACCTCCAATTCATTATTCTTCGTTCGTCTGGTTCGCTTCTTCCTGCGATTTCAGACGGGTGTAATAGGCAGCAGCAGTCATGTTACCGCTGGCCTGCGCTTCGGCAATCTTCTTCGCATAATCAGTGCCGCCCGTATTTTCAGAACCCGCAGCAGGGCGGGGGGTCTTTCTCATATGGTCAGCCTGAATAGCTTTCTTCTGGACTTCCAGGTATTTAGACTGGTTTGCCATCACCTTGTCCATATCTCCATCCACCATAGCAGTGGCGGTTTCCGTGGCAAGGCTTTCGTCATAGCCCATTGCCAGAAGTTTTGCCTTACGTTCAGATAAGGCGATAGACCGCTTCAAGTCAGCGTTTTCCTGCGCCAACCTGTCATGTTCCTCCTTCTGGGCAGCGGCATTGGCTTCATCTTCGGACTGCTTACCCCGCAACTGCTTCTTGTAGTCCGCAGCTTCGGAGTTCGCCTTAGACAATGCGGTTTTCAGCCGATTTACCTCTGCTTCGTTGCCCTGGCCTACCGTTTCAAGGGCAGCAGAAATTTCATCTTCGGTCATACCTTCCTTGTAGGCTTTGCCCAGCAAATCACTCAAATAACTCATTTCAAAGTCCTCCTTGCGTTTTTAATTGGTGGTTCACTCCACTCTGTTTTCTGTTTTATCCTCTTGTCTTGAGTTTGCGTTTTATAGGTGTTCCCTCACTATGAAACGGACAAAAGCCCGTTATTCATCAGTTGTCAGTATCACAATACATCGGCAGTTTGCGTTATTCTCTACCTTCGTGAAACCCCCAGGGTATGGAGCATGGTCACCATCGTAGGTGAAAAATTCTTCCTCCAACGGAACCGCTTGACCTTCCAGATACCTATGAGTTTCCCTAACCTGGTCATCCTTTACGGTGTGCCAATGTTTAGTAACGCCAAACCCGCCGTTATTCACGTAATCGGTAGCGCCGTCCTGCACCGCCGCATTATAGACTCTGTGATATTCAGACTCCACAAGGCTTTGTAAGCCCCCTATGTCATTACCTCCCACATGGTCTGCAATACGGTCAGCAAAGGTCTTTCCCTCAATCACCAGATAGATAGCATCCTCCATCTGGTCTACATTCACAGAGAGTTCATGCCCAAGCATAATACCTGCGTTTTGTATTCCAAGCGCATAAGCGTTTATCAGGAAGGAAAGCACATCCTCTATAATCTGGTTCAGTCTTTCAGCAGAGTTGCCGTCTGCCATTTGGTAACTGGCAGTGGTCAGCACATTCAATTCATCAAGCGCAGTCAAATAACTGGAAACCACTTCATTCATGTTCATCCCCTCAAAAGAAAATGGGACTATGAGCGTTTACACTCACAGTCCCATTGGACTTACCAGAACCCTTGTTCCAGTCAAACCTTATCGGTTTCCTTCATTTTCAGTTTGCGCTTGATTTCCACAATGGCTACCTTACCCTGCTCAATCAGAAGTTCCACTCTGCTCCCGTGTTTCAGCAGGGTTTCCATCTGCTCCACCATTTCCTTTGTTATTACCGGGGTCATTGGTATCCTCTCCCTTCATCTGGTTTTGCTTTTCCATCAATTCCTGGGCTTTTTGTTCCTGCTCCTTCACATACTCTGCACTCATGGTATAAGCAAGGTCAGAGTCCACAAACAGGCCGCAATGCTCAAAAGCCAGACGGGGGTGTATCTTCGTGTTCTTTAACATGAGGTCAAGCACCTGCGCCTTTTGCAGGATATTTTCATAGTTTCGGCGGGTGAAACGGATTTCAATGTTACACACTTTCAAATCCATATTCACCAGTGTACGGCAAATATTGAGTACCAGTTTAAGGAACCGCCGTTCAGATTTCTTAAACATCAATTCGCTGTCCTTTGCCCTTGCTTCCGCAGCAGACCACCCGTCACGCATGATAACCGCAGACCCGGTATCACTGGTAGAAGAACCGCCGTTGCGGTTCGGCATACCACAGATGGTCAACACCGTCTGATACATATGGTCTACAAGCGTCTGGGTTTCGCCCTGGTTCAAAGAGTTTATCAGGTAGGACACTTCCGCTTTCAGTTGTGGGTCAATATCCTTAAACTTGATAGCCCCTTCCTCCCGTAACTGTTTGAAGTCATCGGAAGAAATGTCCACATTATGGAACAGCATAAGCGCCTGGATGAACTGTTCAACACCGTCCAGACGGTTACTGTCCGTCAGGTTAATAGCGTCAAGCAACGGAATGACCAGTTCAAACGCTCCAATGCGGGCAAGGTTCAACGGGTATTCGATAATGGGAATGTCACCCAGAACGTGGGGCTGGTGGTCAACTACCACAGACTCCACAATTTCAAAATACTCATACTTAGAATAGCAAGAGTAATGGACAATTCCCTTTTCATCCACTACATACTTCACACCCAGTACCGGGACATTTCCCAAGCCGTTGTTATACACAACGAAAGTATTTCTGGGGTCAAGCGTGTAGATTTCAAACGGAGAGTCATCTTCCTCTCCTTCTTCGTCAGGAAGAACCATACGGAAAGATGTACCGCAGATATGGAACCAGTCTGCCAACTCCTTATCTTTTGCAGGTTTTTCCTCCGCAAAGACAAACTCGTTAAGCTGGTTGATAGCGTCTGCAATATTCTCCGCATTGCCACGGGATACATATTGTAGAGGTTCGCCCATCAAATACCCGGACTTAAAGGACACAATCTCATTCGCCCGGTTCTCCACAATATGATTGCAAATCTCTGGTCTTACCTGTTTTTCTCTGTTCAACACGGGCTGTCTGCCCTTATAATAGTGCCAGAGGTATTGAATTTCAGACCTGTTCTTCCAGTGATAGGGAAGTGCCTTGCGTAGAATACTCACTACGTTGTCAATGGTCACTTCGGTTTCATCAGTCTTGATGATACGTCTGCCATGCAGCGGCATAATCACGCAGAACACCTCCTTCAAAGCATGGTTTTACCTACTGTCATTATACAACTCTCCAATGCTTATGTCAAGAGTTATCTTGATAAAAGCATTGAAGAATTTTTGAATTTACCAAGGCCGCTTAAAGATTTCCACCTTTGCGCCCACAAGCCCACGAAGTTCATTTTCCAGCAAAGACAAAGAGTCAGGTGCATCATCATGGGGTACTTTTCCAGACCGGGTGTAGGTGGTCACCTGCTTCATAAACTCCGCATACTGACTGTTCCGGGCATAGGTGGAAGGGTCTTTGAAGTAAAACCTTTTGATGATAGTATCGGACGCAAACTCAATACGGGTCTGCTTATTACTGATTGTCCGCTTCGTTCGGATACTGCAACCCATGTATTTCTTCTCCGTCAAGATTGTCTGTACATCCCTGGCAAAGTAAGAACCTGCGTTGTTGCTCTCAAAAGTTGCGGCGGCAACCAGATTATCCATCAGCGCCTTTGCACATTCAGGTTTCGTGGTTTCAGGCGGGGAGTCATCAAATACCACATCCACAATATAGACTTCATCCCCATACACAGCGGCAATAGGCATAGCACAATAGTCAGAACCCGTATCAGCAGTATCACATACCGCAATGATACTATCAGGGTCACGGTCAACGGGAAGTTCAAAGAAACGGTTCAAGCTGCTCTCTGGGAACAGTAGACCCTTTGCTTCAAAAGGCTGCTGCTGAAATTCGCTTTCAAACTGCTCCGCAGAAAGCATTTCCCTCTGGTCACGGAAATATTGAGTGGTAAAAATCTTCTTACCCTCTCTCATGTACTCAAAGTTACTTTCATCCGTTACGGGGTCAAGCGCCGGGGTTTCGATAACCTTCATCCGCTTGCCCTGCTTCTTCATTTCCTCCTGCAAGTGACCGATAGGGTCATACAGTGAATACCTGGTTCCGCAAATGACTATGGGCGTTCCTTCAATGGCACGTCCAATAATGTCACCACTTATTACCTCCCATTTGTCATCAAGTCGCTGTCTGTTCTTTGCTTCCTCACGTCCTTCCACACAGTCATCCAAATACAGAAGGTTGGTTGCTTCGGAAAGACCTACCTGCCTTGCATCAATGGAACGGCACATGACCGTAGGGAAACGGGACTTATGCAGAAGATTGATAATCTTTGTATCCGCATTGGTTTGTACCAGCTTGCTTTCCGGGAAAATATCGTAAAAGTGATAGTCACTGGGTGTTTGCAGGTATTCCAAACAGCCCAGGTAGAAAGACTTTACAAGGTCATCACCTGTACCCTCCATCAGGGTAGAACGGTCAGGATATTTGCCAGACAGCATATTGGTAAAGTTGATGCCCAACTGGGATTTACCCGCACGTTTCGGCATGGAAATGGAGAGAAAGTCCAAATTGCCGTCAAGTATTTCCTGGTATGCGTCTACATATCGCTTGAGGTAGTGACGGCGGGGCTGATAAAACTTCTTATCCAACGGTTTGCCAAACTCCACGGCTTGCAAGTAGTCATCAAAGAAATGTGGTGCGCCAAATAGCAGGGAACGAAACAGCAGATTATCAAACCGTTCCGCTTTCCGAAAATCTCCACGGTCTACGACAAGGCGTAGACCTATTCCAACCTGCGTTCGTAGCGCATGGTTCCATTCATGGGCTACCGTAAAATCTATCTTTTCATATTCCCGGCATAGGTCGAACAGGTCATTGTATGGTTCAACCTCCGTTGGACGGGCATGAATGGCTTTTTCAATGCTCTCTTTCAGTTTCAAATAATTCATCCCTATACCTCCCATAAAAATAGGGACTGCCTATGATAGACAGTCCCATTGGACAAGGCCGTGACTTTTCACGCCTTAATATTCCCAAGTTGGATATGTAATCCATTTCTTTGTGTGCTTCACTTTAGGTACTTTCTTTTTAAGTATCTTACAGAAAATGAAAACCACCAGAGTAATTCCCAGCAGAGCGCAATCCAGAACTGGTACAATCACCAGCCAACACATGAATTTACAAAATACCCACATAACCTTGCAAGAGAACCAGAGTGATTTTCCCAACCTCTCTACTGCACAGATGAAAAAGAGTGTAAGAACGTCAGGCATTTTCTTCCTCCTTTTCTCCAACGATAAACCCATTGTCAAGAATGGGCGTATCTTCTGGCACGATAGCGATTTTGTATCCCAGCGCCGCCAGCATTTCATTCATGGTGGATACTGGAATATCCTTTGCCTTTTTCGTATTCAGTCTGTCCCAAAGCGCAGCGGGGGTGATATTCAAAACCCTGGCAAATTCAGCGTTGCCTAACTCCTTACGGGTCATAATCTCTTTGACAATATCTCTGGCTTTCAT